TGCGGCTGCGAGCGGGGCGATTGCACTTGTTCCCGGAACAGTTGTCATCACCAAAACAGGTTCACTCGCTGCAATGACACTGGCAGCACCGACAGCCGCGCAGGACGGATTGTTGCTCACCGTAACATCCGCCACAGCATTCGCTCACACGATCACAGCGACAAGCCTGATCGAAGACGGCGTGACGGGTGGTGCTAAGACAACCGCGACCTTTGCGGCATTTGCCGGGGCCACCATCGTTCTCGTGGCCTACAACCTGAAATGGCACACGGTAGCCCTCAAGGCCGTTACCGTCGCCTGATGAAGCCCGATGCGTTCCCCGGTGGAGGTGGCCACCAAAGCCGGGGAACTTTACTTTCTGTTCCATAAATCGCGTTGCATCGGGAAGAAAGAAATGCAATGCCATCGCCAACAAGTAGCCTGGCTACACAGCGGCCGGATTTGGCCACGTTTTTGGAGTTCGATCTGGAGTCTGAAAAGGCTGGTTACATCGCAACGCAGGTTTTTCCTGTGATCGATGTGATGAGTCAGGCCGGAAACTTCGGAAAGATTCCGATTGAGCAACTTTTGCAGCAGCGTGACACGAAGCGAGCACCAGGCAGCGGGTATGCTCGCGGCAACTGGACGTTCGAGCCAGCGGTGTATGCCACAGAAGAACACGGTGCAGAAGAACCAGTCGACGACCGTGAAGCAAAAATGTACGCCGAGTACTTCGCTGCCGAGCAAATCAGCACGATGCGTGCATTTTCTGCCGTGCTGCGAAATGCGGAGCAGCGAGTCGCGGACGCCGTCTTCAATACAACGACTTGGAACGGTGCATCTTTAACAACCGCAATCACTCACGAGTGGGATGACGCAACAAACTGCGTTCCTCTCACTGACGTGGAAGCAGCCGTGCAGAAGATTTATGACAACAGTGGCCTTTGGGCTAACGCTCTTGTTATCAATCGCAAGGTGTTCCGAAATCTTCGCAACAGTGCGCAGGTCATTGACCGCATTGAAAGCAACGGTGCTGGCTCGCCATCAAAGGCAAGCGACATCACTGCTCAAATGCTCGCTGCTGCGTTCGATCTGGACTACATCATCGTTGCAGGCACAAGCAAGAATGGTGCGAAGGAAGGCCAAGCGGCTTCTCCATCTCAGATCTGGTCTGGTGAATACGCAATGATTTGTCGCGTGTCTACGAGTGCAGACATGCGAGATCCTTGCATCGGGCGCACGTTCCATTGGGCTCAGGATGGTTCGTCAATCGGCGGAACCGTCGAAAGCTATCGCGACGAACGTGTTCGCGGTGACGTGATCCGAGTTCGCCACGATGTGGATGAACTGGTCCTGTACCCACAGGCCGGGCACCTGCTCAGCAACATCACCACTTGAGGTTAATTCGTGGCGACGACATTCGACTCACACTTTGCATCTGCAGGGTTCCCGATGCTGCTTGATCAGTTCGGGGAGTCGGTTGTCTATTTTCCAAATGGCGGCGGGAGACGTCCGGTTCTCGCCATTATCGAACGTAACCCGCCCGCCATTTTTGATGCCTCCGGTAACGCCGTTTTACCGACAGCAACGATTCGGGTTTACAACTCCTGCCGGTCTGGGATCGCATCCAGCGAGATCAACATCGGCAAGGATGAAATCGAGTTCGTGTTGAAGGTTGGGCAGACACTTCCAAAGCGATTTTCATTCATGACTCTGATGTCGCAAGACGCCGGGGTCAGCCAGTTTGCGGTGGTCTAATGACTGAGCCAGTCAATGAGCGAATCGTAGCGAATGTTCGCAGCCGCATGGCTGTCGCATTCTCTACGGCCGTTCGCTCAGCACAGATTGCCACATGGCAGCCGAAAGATTTAGTCGTGGTCGTCTCCCAAGGCGATCCGACGCCGAATGCTGAGTTGAGCTATCCGGGAAATCCGCCCGTGATCGCCTACGACATGGAAGTCATTGTTGCCGGTGTCGTTAAGCCGTCAGACGAAGAAACGACGGCGATTGACACGTTCAAGAATCGCATGAGTGCGGACATTATTGCGGCTGCAACAAATGCTACGAACTGGCATCAGTGGGGCGGGCTGGCAATCAATACGACGCTCGGGCCGATCGAATCCTACACGGAGGAAACGGGCGGGCGGTCAGGTGTCATGGTGAAATTGCTGGTGACGTATCGAGTGCCTGAAAATGATCCGACGACGGTGTCGGCATGATTGGAATTGAGATAAACGCAGATCAGCTAAAGCGACTTGCGGAGTCAGTATCGGCGGCGAAAAAAAACCTGACGAAAGAGATAGCCGGAGCGATTAACGCAACCGCAAAAAAAACGCGGCTCGACATGGGGCGACAGATCCGCGAGGCGATCAACCTGAAAAAGGCAGCATCAGAAAAGCCCATTAGCGTCCGGGCTCAAGCATCAGCGACGAGCCTTGTAGCTGTCGTGCATTTGAAAAAGGAAAATCGTTACGGGCTTCAAGAGTTCGGCGCAAAACAGAATAAGAGTGGAGTGAGTTATACGATCGGAAAGTCAGGTGGTCGCAAAACGGTTGCGGGAGCTTTTATGGGGCCAAAGCCTGGACAGCTCGCCCCGCGATTGTATGGCGGCGTATGGAAGCGAATGGGCGACAAACGCAAGATGACGAAGGGACTTCGTCAAGGAAAACTAGCACAACCAATCGTCAAGCTGTACGGAGTGTCACCGTGGGGGGCGTGGACGAAAAACCACATGGAAGTTGTTCAGGTCGAAGCGGTGTCAAAAGAGCTATTCAAACAAATCGAACGTCGAATCAATCTCAATGTTCTCCGGGCTTCGGGCCTTGTCAAAACATAGGAAACAGCAATGCCATTACTTAGACGACGTGCCGTATTTGCAGCTAAGGTTGAAGCCACTGTCGGCACTGCCGAAACGATCACGGGAGCAGAAGGTGCCTACAACGCACGCGACTTTTCAATTCAGCCGACCGTCGCCGTGACTCGCCGCGAAGGCCAAGGTGGCTTCAACTATTTACCCGGAATTCCGGAAGGCATGATGGGCACATGCACCATCGTCCATGATTTGAGCTACGACGGAACGACTGTGCCAACATGGGCCAGCGTGTTGCTTCCAGCGTGTGGGTGGGTCGATACTTCAGGCACGTTCTCGCCAGTGTCAGAGGGGCCTGGGGGATCTGGCGGCGTAAAAACGCTGACCATCGCGCACTACAAGGACGGGAAACGGTCTCTGCTGTCAGGTGCGATGGGCACGTTCAAGATTAGTTGCCCAACGGGAAAAGTGGCGTTCATTACGTTCACCTTCACTGGCAAATACTCCAGCAACGAAACCGACACGGCAATCATCGCCCCGACATACCCAACGACACTACCGCTTCGGTTTTCTCCGGGCGTTCTGACATGGAACTCGGTAAATCTTTGCACGTCAACTGTAGAGGTGGACGCAGGCAACAGCGTCATTATGCGTGAGTGCGTCGATGTGGCTGACCGCAGTGGATTTAAGTCGGCAATCGTCACGAATCGCGCCCCTGTCATTACCGCGGATCCAGAATCTGAATTGGTAGCGACGCAGGACCGAGACGCCAAGTGGCTCACGAGTACGGCGGAAGCGTTTTCTATGCGTGTCGGGGTTTCTGGTTCGTCGATCGTGATTGCAGCACCAAAAGCTCAGCTCGAAAATAAGCAGCAGGGCAATAGGTCGGACATGATGACAGACGACTTGACGTGGCTCGCCACAAAAGGCAGTGCGTCTGACACTGAACTTACTATTGCTTTTGATTGAGGATGATATGCCGTTATTTCTTGAGCCTGGCCAAAAATACCCGATCGTGCTGGACATCGACGCGGACAAGCCGAAAGCAACGCAGCCGACGTTTTACGCTCGCTCGCAATCGATGCGAGGTCAGCAAAAAATCGCGGACGTTCTCGACCAGTGGACGCAAAACCCCGACATCTCAATCAAGGAACTATTTGCGATCACAGTTGAGGTGTTGTCTGGCGTCGTGATCGGCTGGGTCAACATGGGCGGAAAAGAGTTCAGTGCCGAGGAATTGCATGAGGTGCTGAGCTATCAAGAGGCCCGCGAGTTACTCCGAAAAGTCATGTACAACCAGCACATCACGGCAGATGAAAAAAAAAGTACAGAGTCGCAGCCCTGATTCGGGGCGGAATGCTTTGTCGGTCATGCACGCGGGGAACGTGCCGGAGTCTTAGCACGGCAGACAATCGAGTTGAAATTGAATGCCCTCTGTGCGACGGAGACGGCTGCAAGGAATGTCGAGACGGAACGTTTGAAC